CCTTCTATCCATAAAGGATGCCCGGTCATTGGTTTAGGAGTATCGTTATCCTCCCAGAATGTACCAGTATATGAATTATCCAAATTAATCCAATATCCCCTCCCCTCAGTAAATGTATCTAAACTACCTATAAACTCATTGGTAGCATCGAGCCATATTGTTGCCTCGCTATCTGTGATGATTTTATTAACATTATCACTAGTTAAGTCATACGAAATAGCACCCGTGAGACTTCTTTCATTGTTTAATGGGTATGAAACGAGGTTATTTCCACTGCCCCATACTACATCTGTAGCACCAGTCCCTACTAAAGACGCTCCCCTTACCTCTAGTATTACATCGTCAGAACTACTATTATGTATAAAATAACCAGCAGTAGCTAAAATATTCGATATAGATCCAACCCAAGCACCATTAACAACAGTAGATGCAGAACTACCATCTAACCCACCGATTATTTTATTTATAGTAGGATAAGTGGATGGTTTAATAATAAAATCTAACTCGCTCTGATCCTGCCCAGAACCACCAGTATAAAATTGAAATGGAAATGATACATAATTATATCCCGGTTTAATGGTGTATAAAATAGTAAGGCAAGTTTTATTGTTTGGTGCTAGAAACCACCAGAAGGAATAAATTCCACCACCCATAGGAGTATCATTCTCATCTGGGAATATACCACTTAATTGCGGGTTATACTCTGGGTAATTAGGTGATGTCCATATCATAAACTAATTCCTTACCACTTGTAAGTCCAGTTGTCTGGATCTGGGTTCATTAAACTCTCGTATACGAGTTGATCCTTGGTCTTCTTAGGTTTAGGCTTAGAAGGTGCATTTACGTGGCTTAAAGCGTACCTGCAAGCGTCTACAGCGTGGTCCTCTAAGGTTGTATCTAAGTCTTCTGGATGTTTCTCATCAAATATCATATCTGGTATAGTTCTCTCTAAGTTTGGGCATCTGCCCTTTAGTATATAGAAGTTGGGTAACACAGTATCACTACAATGGATCATCTGTGCCATATTCCTCCAACCATTTACCCTATTGTTATTCGCTGGTACTAGATGTGGAACCTCAGATCCTAAAGCATTGGCTATGGATCTATCACTGTACATTGGTGTTTCTGGTTTACTCCAGCTTAGTGGATTACGAGTCCACATTGATGGATCACCTAATGACATATGGATCTCCTCATTCTGGGAATACTGAGCTATCAGTTCACCCCATTCCATTGGATGCTTCTCAGTACCATACAGTTCTCTATAGCAGAATACCCTATTCTTAGGTGTTACCTCTATCCATATAGCACAAAAGGGTGATGCATAACCCCAGTCAATGCCTATGTACTTACGGTTGTAATCCCGCCCATACCCGAGTTTTGTAGCGGTATCGTTATCAATAACGTGCTTCGCTAAGGTGAACTCTGTAAAATACTGACCAGCAAATACATCCCAATCACCTAGTTTCCAAGCACTCCTCATTGGCTCTGGAAGTGAATCCAAGAATCTAACATAGTCTGGATCACTCTCTGCTAATGTAGGATTGTCCTCTACTGTTGCTGGGATAAACATTCGTAGTCTTCCACTAACCGTATCCTTAAAGGCATTCTTAGCCTTACCTATCTTCCAGCGTTTACGTATCCACTGATGACCCGGACCTCCGGGGTTGCAAGTAGCAAATATCTGTGGTTTAATAGAGCAAGTACTCCTAACACTGGATAATAGTTTCAAATAGCTTTGTTCATCTGGGATCTGACCTAACTCCTCAATGAGTAGTCTATGGATCTCCCATCCTTGGAACTGAGTGTATGCATTCTGGTCTTTTAAGTGTCCAGTATATATCTTAGCTCCAGAGGGGAACTTAAAGATTGCTGGTTTGCCAGATACATCTGCATTGGGGAATATCTCCTTAGCTCTATCAATCCACTGACGTAGATCAGTGTGGTTACGACGAATACACAACCCAGTAAACAGAGGATCATCAACACCTTTAAGCAACCATACAATACCAGCATCAGTCTTACCACCACCCCTAGCACCACCATAGAGTATCTCAAACACACTCTCATCAATAGAGAGAGCAAGAGTCTGAGGTCCTTTATGTGGTTGCCACTTAACATTCATTTAGTTATAGCCCATATAGCGAGGTTAATAGATCCTACTCCAATAAATACAAAGCTTAACCCTTGTGTGTAGTAATAGATGTTTAATATGCCTATAATGAAGTTCAACCATCGTAGTACCACTATTGGCTCAGAACTGGCGTTTTTCAGTATCTTAGACACAATATTGGCACAAACTATTAGTCTCTCGACGGGTGACCCTCTGCTCTCTAATCATCGGCATCTACTGTAGCTGGTATCTGAGCTGGCATAATAACCACCCCGGAGTCCTCAGTAGTCATCTTAAGCTCTGAAGCCTTTAATGAGGGTACTAGGCGTTCTATTACCATCTTAGCACACTGTAGGGCATCATCGTGTTGTAGGTCACTGCCTAGGGTGCTGGCTATATCAAATATCTTCTCTAATACAAACTCTCCAGTAGGATTTGATCTAAATCTCTCAGCTATTGACATACCTTTTGGAGGCCTACCTTTAGGGTTTCCAGACTGTCCTTTTATCCAGAATCCCTTAGAGTCTCTCTCGACAGAATAGGTGTCATCGTGCTTGCCTTTATTATATTCTACCGGGGGTCCCGTTGGTAGGTTACCATTTAATTCAATTTCATTCTCTAATCGTGTTCCATTGTTTTGAATGGATGCTTTAATAGGTTCTATGGTGTCTGTTTCCATCTCTTTATCAGTTACCCTTGTCTCTAGTATGTTATGTGTATCCATATGTTATCTTATTGTTCTTATAGTTTGGTAAGTATAATGGGTACAGGGAGTCTGCATTGTTAAACATTGATTGGCAATATGTGCGTAGTGGAAGTGATCCACCTTACATATAGATGGACAAGTGTATGTTTTGGCTTCGAAGACGTATCCCATATTGGTTTGTATTAGTTGTTCAGTAACGTAGTTATTGTAAGTGTACTGAATCGAGGTGAGTATTATATACAAAATGAGATCCTTTAGTATTCCCGGATCCCATCTTATTTTCAATTATTATGCCCTAGGTATATCCTTGTATGCTTTCCTAAGAGCTTTCTTAACCTTGTTCTTGTACTTCTTCCCTCCTACTAGTCCGGCTCCGGCTTGCATACCTCTGCTATACCCTAGATCATAGGCTTCACCTAATCCAGCCTCTACAATCTTGTATAACCTTGGAATACGTGTCATACACCACATACAGACTCTATCTATACGGCTAGGCTTAATTTGTTTCATCTTCATTACCTTTAATGTAGTTGTCGTACTGGTCCCAGTCCCAGCTCTCTGGATCTGTTCCTTCTCCATCTGTGTTTTCTGGGTACTCTTCTGGTAAGATGAATGGTGAGATAGCCCTTGCGTATGTTTTAGCACCACTTTTATATCCTACTATCGATACTATAGCTCCGAATAGTGTGCCTAGACCAAAGATATATACGTATTCCATTACCTAAATATTAGTACTATTATGGTACATCAGATTACCTAACTCCAGTGAGGGTAGGTTATTGTTGTTTACGTATTACTGCTTCTATGGTCTTAAAGGATGTGTAGTAGTTATGTGCGAGGTAGTTAATCTTCTCTTCATAGCCTAACTCTGAGAAGTTAAGCCCGTGGTATATTGCTCGGATCTCTATGTCTCTTAGTGCTGTGTCTAGGAGACTGTTAATCCTATCATACTCAACATACCTTGTTCTTTTCCAGCTGTTTGTTTTGTTCATATTGATTAAGGTCTACTAGGTCATCCCATATTATATCTTCTGTATTATAAGAGCCTAGTATGGCTTTTAGTTTTAGTTTATAGAATTTTTCTAGTTTTAATCGGTACTCTACATCGTCCAATGGGGTTCCTTTGATGGTCTGGTTCTGCTTTGAGAATAGCTCTAGTTTAATTGTGGTGCCTTCTCCCCAGAGTTTATTAATAGCGTTGTTTAAGGGTTCTGTGACTCCATTACCCCAGTCTAGGTGACATCTTCTACATTGTGCTATTGAATTTCTTTCATCCCAGCGTAATAATAGGTTGGTTCTAGATATCTTATGGGACCAGTCTAGGTATCCTAGTAGGGTTGAGTCTTTATGGATACCACAAGTTGTGCATAGATTCTTGTCCCGGGCTTTTATGTACTGTCTAACAGCATTATCCAGTCGAACCTTCATCCGTTTCTTTGTCGGAAGCTTCTTCTTTTTCAAATATCTTCTCCAGCTTCTTTTTGGTTTCCTTAGAGTACCATCCCGGAAGAGGTCTGTAATTATCACCCTTCCCTTGTGTCCTTAGTTTTTCTGTTCCGGTAATATGTGGTCCCTCTGTAATCTTGGATGACTTACGTTTCTGGCGAGATGACTCGTCTATGTGCTTATCGTGTGCATCTAGTTTATTCATACCCAGTTGAGCTTATCCTTCATAATATGGATATTTCTTAACCGTTCACGTAGGATGTTTAAAAAATCAGCGGTTATTATAACCCCAAACTCTGACTTTTCTCCTACAATCTCACTGTAATCTCTAATCATCTGGCGGTACATAGTGGTAATCTCTGAGTATGGTGTCTTATTTAATTTACTTGTAAGTGAATTCATTACTTCTCCTTTGTTTCATAATTGTCATCATCATATTCCTTGTTTTGATGAGTACCACACAATATACACCATTCCTCATCTTCATCTAAGGTTGTAATCCAAGTATGATAATCACTGAATGGATTGGGAAAGTTTACTATCCAAGCGTATAGATGTTTAAGGTATTTTATTGTTTCTCCAATTCTTCTACTGCCTTTTCTAATGCAGACAGCCTTGTATTAAGATTTAATAC